TGTTGGCGGCTTTGGGATTGCCGCTCCTTTGGTATTTGTATTGCCCCAAGGCTCGTGTGGGTTAGAGTCCCACGGCTTTAGAGGTTCACCATAAGGATTCTTTGGAGGTTTACCATAAGGGTTTTTGTTACCCCAGTTATTGTAATCATCTGGATTACCATACGTTGTTTTCATGCTGTCTCCTTTAGACGACAACTGTACTTCAGTACTGCCCGAAGCACAGTATTTGTTTACGGCACCCAATAGGCGTGCCTAATAAGAGTTTAGCAGAAAGTTAAAAGCCCCGCTAGCCTAAACCAGCGGGGCCGTAACTACAGCGTTGGTACTACTCTGACGTATCGGATTTGACTGTTTTTATACTCGCTCAAATGCTGAATGATTGTGTCACTCGCGCCATTGTGAGCATTGATTATTTTTCCGTTTCCGATATAAATTGCAGAGTGATAGAAATTAGTGCTTCCACGATAGGCAAATACTACAACGTCTCCAACTTTTGGTTTAGATACGCGAGTGCCTATATGAGCTTGTTTATCTGCTGAGTGCGGTAGTTCTAACCCAAACCTTTCATAGGTCCAGCGAACTAATCCAGAACAGTCCCATCCACGAGGACTTGAGCCCGAAAACACATATGGAGTTTTTCCTACTCGGGTCTTTAGATATTTGATTACTTTTTTCATCTGCTTAGTGTTGTTATGTGTCTTAACGGTTCTAATGAATGTGTCTTGTTCTACTACCTGTGTTTTCACAACCGGTTTAAGGGTTACACGTGCTATGGATGCAGATGCGGAACAGCCAACAAGCGTTAGCAATATGCTGACTGCTATTACGTACTTTTTCATTTAGCGACCTACCTTTCCTTATCGTTAGTACTTGGTCGTTTATTGTCTAAGTGACTCAATATTCAGTTATGGATAACACCATAACATAAAAACTAGTGGTCAAAACCTGTTTAGCCGGAAAAAATACACCCGAATAGTGGACAATAGAAATGACCTGATTTGTCAAATTAATCGCGCAGTTATCTGCTAACTATACGCGTCTTCACACCTAGACCCTTAAAAACCCTAGTTTAGAAAAGTATTATGAAGCTTTTTGGAAATGTAATGTTGCGCATACTCGCAACTTTTGTCGCCTCTGCACTAGGCGTTATTGGTGCTGGTTCTATCATGCAGGTAGACCTATTCACCGCTGCAGCTATGGGCGGTATTCTAGCAGTATTTAAAGTTATTGAATTGCTTTCTTTGGCATTTTTAGAAGACGGAAAGTTGACACTAAACGAAATAAACGCGGCATTCCGCCAAACCGTTGCGCTAAAAGGCGTAGAGGAGTCTAAAGAAGAACAGGGGACCAAGGTTAAAAATGAAAAGACTAAATAAGTTTTTTGCTCTGTCTTTATCGTCATTGTCGGTATTATTTTTATTTTTTGCAGTGAGCCCTGCTTCTGCTGACGGAACCACTGACTACAACAATAAAGTGGCTGAAGCTCAGGCAAAAATTAATGATTTGCAAAACCAACTAAATACCGCCCAAGCTAATCTAGATAGTTGGCTTAACTCGTCTAACTCTCAGGCTGAGTTAATTAACACAGCTCAAACTGAAGTTACTCTTGCTCAAGAGGCGTTAGATACCGCTGAAGCAAATTATCTATCTGATAAATCTGATTACGATGAGTATTATCTAGAAGTAGTTGACGCTGAACAATTAGTTATTGGCGCTATTTTAGAAGTAAATAATGCTGCTGATTTAGTAGATAGCACATTTGACTCTTATTCAGCGGCCCAGCAAAATGCCGATAACGCTCAAATTGACATGAACAATGCTCAGTTTGACTACGATACTCAATTAATAAACGTGGGAGGAGAAGGCACAACCCCAGGTTTGGTGGTTGATGTTTATGTTGGCATTAGCCAGTACGGTAACCCACCTAGTCGCTCTGACGTTGTTTACACCAAGTGTAAAACTGTATCGGTAGACAACATTCAGGCTAACTGGGGTGGCGGCAGTATCTTTGGATGTGGTGGGGACTTTGTCATGCTTCACTATCGTGGCTACATTACATACCCAACCACGACTAAAGTTTATTTTCAAGCACAGGCTGATGACGGCTTTTACATGAAGATTAACGGTCAACAGGTAATCAACGACTGGTCTCTTAAAGGTTGTAGCGCTAACTCAGTTGGTATGTTTTCTTTTACTGGTGGAAAGTCCTACGCTATTGACGCTTGGTTCTACGAGTGGGGTGGTGGTGCGTGCTCTACTCTTTACTACCAGCCTATGAACGGCCAGTGGGGAGTGGCACCTGGTTCTTTCTTTACTCAAGATGCTCAGGCAACTTGGGTAAAAGACCCAGCAAAGAAAGTTATTCTTGACCAAAAAACTGATGCTTATGTTCAAGCAGTAGCCGTTGAAGAGCAAGCAAACGAAGTATACCTAGATGCTGAGATTAATTACGATGGCAAATATTTAACATACTCTATGCTAAGTCAAGATTTAGCTGGAAAACGGAATGCTCTCAATGTCTATGAGACCGTAATGGATAACTCAGAATTAGAATGGCAAAACCGTACGGATGACGAGGCAGTAGCTTCAGCAAACCTTCGTGACTTAAAAACAGAGTACAGTTCTACATTTAACGGAATACAGCAGGCAGTAGCTCAGGTAGATGATTTAGAAAAACAATTGGAGCAGGCAAAAATTGACCTGAAAAACATACCTAAACCAACTGCTAGCGACAAACGTAAACCAAAGAAAAATGCGCCTAAATACCTCGCTGATGGCGCATACATACCAAGAGAGATATTTGTGCCTGTCCCAAAATAATACCCCCCAAGGAATTCAGCTCAAATCCATTGTCTGAGGTTCCTGTGGTGGGGGCGGTTATAGAAGTATTTGCTGATGCTTTAGAGGCATTAACAAATATTGGTGCTGACCTGCCCCCTGCTGTACGAGAACAAGCCCAAAAAGTAGTTATTTCTGCCATCATTGTTACACAGGTAGCTACACAAGCTGCGACTATGGCCGCTGCCAGTGCTGCCAGCTCCGCAAGTGCCGCTAGCTCATCTGCAAGGAGGAAACCGTAATGAAGTTCTTAAAAGACCTTATAGGGCAAATTTGGACTCTTTTAGGCATGTTTGTAGCTTGGGTAGTTCTAGAAGGTTCTGCTAAAACCGTGGTTGGTTGGTGTATTATTGCCTCTTTAGCCATTTGGATGGCGACTTTCCCCCTGCGAAAAGACGACGAATAAGGGACAATAGATAGGTACCCGAAAGGAACCTATATGTCCAATTACCGTTTACCATTTCCTAAAGTCGCAGACCCATTTGGTTCACATTCCGCCCAGCGTAAAGCTATGGGACTAGGCCCTCACCGTGGAGTAGATTACAACGGATTTAAAGCTGGAACTCCTCTTCCAGCTGTTGGTGACGGAGAAATTACTCTTAATAAGTGGACCGATGTTTTAGGGTGGGTTATAGAACTAAAGGTAGGAAAACACTATTTCCTATATTGCCACATGGATAAGCAGTCTCCACTTAAAATAGGCACCAAAGTTAAATCTGGTGACTCTGTAGGCGGAGCTGGAACAACCGGAAGTGCCAGCAGTGGAGTGCACCTGCACTTTACATTGTCTACCATTTCTGGCGGCGGAATTACCGGAAAAGTATATGACGCCCACGCATTCCTTCTAAAGAAGATTGCGGAAGAAAAAGCAGCTGCTAAAAAAGCTGTTAAAGCCCCTAAAGAAACACCAGCCGTAGCTTTAAATCCTGCACAAGCCGTTGCACCTAAAATTTGCAAGACTTGCAAGCAGGAGATTAAATAATGCTAAATAAACTAAGAAACATTCTTGTCCGTTCAATCGGTGTAGTCATGTTTGCGTTTCTACCTGGTGCCGCTATTGGTGGGCCAACCGTCGGTTGGCTTATGGGCGGCCTAGTTGGTGTAGGAACCGTATTCTCGTCAATCATCATCTTCTTTGGTGTTCAATTGGCATGGGATGCAATGATTTCTGACCAAGACATTGAAAAGGGATTTCGTGCTGCTGTAGCTAAACAGGCCGAAGATAACCCTGACATTAAAAAAGCTCTAGAAGACTCAGCTGCCGATACTCCAGATTTGAGTGACTTCGGAGACCTAGATGAACTAGATACCGCTGACGATGACGAAGAAGAACCAAAGCCTTTGGCTTAGTTTTTAAAAAAACGCCCTGCTTATTAGGCAGGGCGTTTTACTTTTAGTAAGTTAACTTAATAGATAACTATACTCTGGGCAATCAGCCGCAACTCCGGCA